TGGGATTTGAATTGCTGAAGTTCGACCCGGTAAAAAAGCTTCCCGCATTCGGCCCCCGCCGGCCGCCAGTCGCTCACCTCGCGATAGACGGTATCGAGAGCCCTGTAAAAGCCATCGACCCCATCTACCTCGATTTTGAGGAATTCAGCCATTTGTTTAGGGAATTAGGTGTTTTGTTTAGCCGGAATGAAATCGACGTAGAACTCGTGTCCGGATGCGAGCTTGTTCATCGCCTCCGGGTTACTGATCACGATCTCGAAATTTGCGATCGGCGTGTATTTCGAGAACTTCGCATTCTCTGAGTCTTTGTCAGCACCATAGCCAGTAACAGCAGACAGTTTCACTCTTTCCTCAGAGACCGAGCCATCAGCCGCCTTTCGGTGAAGTACTTCCGAAACCATCAATTTGAAACGCAAGATTGCACTCATAGATTCACTCTCCTTGATTAAACAAACATTGCCTTCCCGAGCCTGTACCTGTCGGCGATCAGCTTCGCCTTCGGCGGCATCACATCGTTGAAGATCTGGTTATTCTCCAGATTGACCACGCGGGCAAACCCCTGATCTTTGTTGCGAAAAATCGCAACTGTCGTTTCAAGCACCGCCTCCTTCACGTCATCCGGCACAGCATCCCAGCCCCACTTCGCCGTGACCGTGACTCTGATCCCATCCGGCCAGCCCACGTAATCAATGTCGTGCGCAAACTCCGCGTGGAACCAATCCCGCCGATCATGGAGAGAAGCGTATCTCGATTCATTGTCACCATAGGTGCGCACGAGGAAGAATTCCCCAATCTGCTGCATCCGGGCATTCTGATAGGGATTGCTCTGCAGGTAGCCGGGCGCAGTGAAGCCCGTCGGCATTGAGATGGTTGGCGCAGGCGCGCTCAGGTGCGGATCGAGCTTCAGGTAATCAGTCCCAGCGCCCCAGAACTTGCGCGCAGAGGCGGTCTGGCCGGCCGATCCTGCGGCGAAGTAGTTCGGCGGCAGACCACAATAGGTATCGAACAGGCGCGACGCACGGGTAACGATGAGCCCGAGAACCGTGTCATCGGCGGTGACACTCTGATAGGCGTAGGCACGAGCCTCTGCGGTTGTGGCGTAATCAGCCATTCAGTCTCTCGAAAAACGGCGGATGTAGGGTTGGAAGGATTGCGCCCTCACGTACCTCTTCGAATTCTTGACTTTCGATCACAACGCCGAATAGGTTCCGGTGATGGTCATAAAAAGCGCCAACAAGTTTGGCGTCGGGAGGAAGCGGCTGCATCACAACTTCAAATGCGCCAGTGGCAATCCACATGAAGAACTCAGGAGTTACCTGGAGAATTGCGCGCCGGAACCTGCGGATGTGATCCCCTTTCTCAGCAAGCCATTCCTCATAACGCGCCTTCTCCCCGATCTGCAGCTCGCGCAGTTCGGCCATCTTTTCATCGAGACCTTTGATTTCAAGGGTCATCGCTTTTTCCCCTTCGTCGCTGGCGGCTTCGAAAACGCTTTCTTCGCGCCCTGCTTGCCACCCTCAGCGATGCCATCCTGGTCCGGATCTTTCCACTCTTCGGCAACGCCGCGCTGGATCAGCAGGACTGCAACCCCGTGACCGACATCCATAATCGCGCCGGCCGGCTGACTCAGATACATTTGTTTGAGCTTGACCTTCATCGCACACCCTCCGGTTTCCCGTTCTCGTTCCAATCGCGCAAGGTCTGCGTTTGGATCTCGAAATTCCGGTCACACCAAACGATTCGCTCCTCGATGTGGCCGATCCTGACGTTGTTTGCGAGGAATGCCCTGCAGCCCGCCTGTTTGAATTTCTGCCAGAAATACATGTCCGCATCGAGCCGCCCCTCCTCCCACTCGCCGTCCGGCCCGGGCTGGGACCAAAACCAGGGTTTCGGGATTCGCTTGAGCGCGGCCGTCTTGATCAGGGTCAGGCCGAAATGCCCACTCACAATCGGCGTCAGGTCGCACTCGAACTCGGACACCTCGCCCGAGGATCTAAGCTTGCCGTCCGGCCCCTCCATTGCGAACAGGGGCATCCCGTGACCGCCGCGCCGGATCTGCCACGGGACAATGGCGTCTGCCTCGGGATATTGCGCGGCAAGGATGAGGAGCTCCTTCACGTCGGCGGAATCGAAGAGCGAGTCATAGTCAACCGTGATGGCCCATTCGACGTTGTCGGCGATCAGTGCGGTTAAGCCTCGCTGGATTCCCTGCTCCCAATAAGCGCCGCCGTATTTCCACAAGGGGATATCGAAGGTCTCGCACCGAAACGCCTTCTGAGCGCAGCCGAAATGTGCCTGGTAACCGAGCCGAGGGATCGACGCAACAGCAGCAACGCGGGCATTGACTTCGAGGAGATGTGTCTGCTCGATCGCGGAGGATCGCTTGTAGAGGGCTTCGTAGGCGTAGCCCACTTCAGGCTTCCCGGCGCCACGCCAGAGGTTCACGCGCTCAAAGCCGCGCGGGAGGAGGTAAGCGTCAAGGTCTTTGAGCTGGCAGCAGCCTTTATAAATCTCGAAATCGGCGCATTCCGCCCGAATCCAAGTGAACTTTTCGAGGAGATCGGCCGCGCCTTCGAGCACGAGTAGCTCCGCGCCCTGCACATCCATTATGAGGGCATCGTAGCCGTTAAGATCGATCCCCTCGCGCTCAACCATTGTCTTAAAGGTCGCGCTGATCAGCTTTCTCGAATCGAGGTAATCCACGTGTGGCCAGATCTGCCGATGATCTGCGAATTCGAAGATCGAGCTTGACTGCCCGCCATTGTTCGCGATCCCGAAATCGTACTCTTTCCCATCCTCGCCGGTGAGTAAGTACTGAACGGCTCGCTGATCCGGATAGTCCCCGATCTCGCTGCGCAGGATCTCAAACGCCTCCTGCAGCGGCTCAACCCAGAGTACCGGCAACCCGAGACTCGCGTAGATGTCCCGCTCCTGCCCGGTATTACCGCCGACGTGGATTACGCCCTTGGCTTCAGCCAGGAAAGCATTCGTTTTCTCCTCCCAGAGCTGGGAGAGAGAAACAGAGCCGGACAAGGGTTTCCCGTCCGGCTCTGACTTCAGTGTCGTGTTAGACAAGTTTGACAAGCGTGTTTCCAAATTCCGAGGTGCTCGAAGGGCTTTCCTTCGACCGGTCGAATTGGGCAATCGCGCACACCGGAATGTTGTCGTTCGTGTCGTTGGTCGTTGGCGCAAAGGTGAGCTTGATGTAACGCTTCCTCTTGCGCAGATCGACGTGAAACCGCACCGATCCCGAGGCTGAAAGCGCTGCATCCGCATTCGCCCCCGAGATATCCGCGAAATTCGTGGCTACGGTGTCGTTTGACTCCGAGAGCTTGATCGTCTTCGGGGAATCGCCGTTTGTGCCCCCAGCGAGTGCGCCGATCACGACGGTGATATCAACCGAGTCATGACCTTTGCAGTCGAGGTTTGCGCTCGCCGTCGCCCCGGCCGTGACCGTCTGAGGCACAAGGAGTACGGTTTGTTTTTGCGTTTGAAGTTGCTGCATAGTTTTGTACCTGCCTTTCCTCAGAAATTAGCTTGCGGCTGTGATGAGACCGACGATCGGCCCCGCATTGGTCGAATCGCCCACGTCGTGGACGTTTATATCAATCCGCTGGGTCCCACGGATGGCCATCTGGTCTTCGGCGTATTTGTACTCTTCCGAATATTTGATGGTGAGCTCGCGCCGATCGCCGAGCTTCGAGGCCATCATCAGATCACCGAGAGTAACCGGGATCTGACTATTGGCCTGGGTCATCGGCCAGACCTGCGATTCCTCCACGGGCAACCCGAGGAACGTGTACAGCCCACCCGAGGCAATCTCCCGCGAGGTCACGCCCCCGGCCGCGAGCTGCAGCTTGTGCATCACAGTATGGAAGAAGGTCGAACTGCAGTACCATTTGGCACGCCTCCGCGCGTAGATTGGGAGGGCTGCAAGAACGGCTTCGAAATCAGTCAGCAGAAGTTCTGACCAGAGATTCCCGGCTCCGAGGATGAGACCAACCCCGCCTGTAACAGTGTAGACATCAAGCAATCGCTGCCTGACACCCGTTGTTCCGGCATAGGTCGAAGTCCCATCCCCGTTGAACCCGTTCTGATCCTCCGCGATGGCGAAGGCGTAGGCGATCTCTTCCGCCAGGTCGTCACCGATTGAGATGATCGCGTCTTCCCAGAGCTCCGAAGAGATCAGAGAGAGGCAAGCGTACTTGCGAGCGGTCAATGTGACCTGGTCCCAGCCCTTTTGACTCTCGGTGATCGCCACACCCTCACCCGGGTAATAGACGGTCAAGCCCGAAACCCGGCGCGGCATCGACATCGTTTCGCGGGCCATCGGAACCACCTTCGTGTTGCGCCGAAACACGCCGAACTCCTCGCGGAGATCGATGATGTCATTGCTGAACTCGTGCGGCACGAGGTAGCCACCCGCCGTGTTCACCCCTTCGGATTGGGCTTTGATTTCGAGGCCCCAATCTTTGCAGTATGTGCGCGCTTTCTCGGTGAAAGCCGATGGGTTTTTCGCGTGAAGGCCGGGCCCGGCACCATCCAGCCCGGGCCGGCCGACGACCGGCTCGGTCGTGCGTGCCGGATTCGGCATCACCAACGATCCGTACTCGCTCGCCAGGCCGCTGCGCACGAATCACCCGGCGGTGCTCAACCT